GCATTAGGGAAATTATCACCTGATATATGCATTCTACAAAGTCTGCCTTGAGGTGTAGTTCCTATGAATATTCTACCACCTGAGTCAATGCGAAGTCTTTCTGTTGCTGAATTTGCACCATCAGCAGTAGTCCAGAAAGAGAGATTGCCAGGTGTATCATTTGCGCCTGGAGCTGCATCAATTCTAGATTTTATCGCTGCAGTATTTGAAGCCAAATCAGTGCCATCATCAGCAACAAAGAATATATTTCCTACTTCATCACCATTATTAAGTATAGTGCGTGATCCAACAGATGTGTTTCTGGATTTTGACATTACAAGAAATGCCGCTTGAGCATCATTACTACCTCTTCTAATAGCAATAGAACTTGAGCTTGCATCTGTTCCAAATGTTTGAACATTTGCATTCAATCCCATTGTATTCTCAGCAGTATCATCACCTATGAGTATTTTACCACTTGAGTTGATACGAAGTCTTTCAGTGGGTCCAGATCCAGTAAAAAAGTGAATATTACCACTGCTCTCATTATTAATCAGATATAATCCACCATAAGAGAACAAAACATCTGCACCATCTGTGTCTGTAACACCGTAATTTGATCCAGTTAATTTTAGTTCAGCACTGTTAGTCCCTGCAATGGTCAATACACGATCATGCGATGAAGCTGGACTATTTGTGCCTAAGCCCATATCACCACCAGATGTGATGCGAAGTCTTTCACTTGCATCAGTCCAGAAAGCTAAGTGATTGCCATTGTGATTATATTGAATTGCTCCTCGTCTCTGTTCACTAACATTATTATTACCATCTGCAAAAAATAAAGAACCTAATGAACTAGTACCTGAAAATACCGTAAGACCAGTATTAGCTGAACTGAATATGTTTAAATCATCACCATCTCCATGATAAGTTCCTGCACTGGTACCCCCTAAAATCAATCTGCCACTTGAGTCAACTCTAAGTCTTTGACTACCACCAGTTTCAACAGAAACTGTATCAGCACTAGGGAATCTTATTGCAGTATTTGTATCTCCAGTATGAATTATCTTATCTGCTATTGATACATCACCAGCAAAAGTAGATATGCCAGCAGTGACATTTAAACCACCAGCAGCAATGCTCACACCAGTTCCCACAAGAACTCTTTTCTGAGCATCAATATTATCTCTACCTGTAATTATACCAACTGCATCTACATTTGTGACATCTTCATAAGTCATTGTGCCAGCAATAGACACACTTCCATCAGTGTTAATCAGAATAGATGGATCTGATCTATCTACATGTTGTATATTGTTGGTCTTTAATGTACTCATTTTAATATACTTTTTTGATTATTTATGAACCCTTAAGGGCAGATACTTCTGCTTCAAGAGTTTCAATTTTTGCAATTGCTTCTTGAAGTGCTTTAAAACTCATCATCATTAATTGATGATCTTTCACTGTTTTCTTCATTACCTCATTACCTTCCTCATCTTCAACAGGAAAATCTGCATTTACTAAATCAGAATGTATTGCTTCAATTTCTTGTGCAATAAGTCCATAATTTAATGGAGTTCCATCTGATTCAGATTTATAATTAAATTTTCTTACTTTCCATTGTTTAAATTTTTCAATAATACTTTCACAGTCAACAATATTTTTCTTCATTGTTTGATCTGATAAGTTTGCATCATTTGCTTGAACATTACTAATACCACCATTGCCACCTACTTTCATATTAAGACCATTTGCAGTGCCTCTGCATTGCAAATAATCAATACCATCATTAGCAGCTTTCTTTAAAGTAAGATTTGCCAGTGATCCACTACTACTATTAGCGTACATAGATCCATCAGCTTGAATTGTCAATCTACTAGTTAATGACACTGCATTCCCTGCTGTTCCAGCAGCAGCATTTTGGAAAGTGAAAACACCAGCTTGCTGCATAAATCTAGATGCTTCATCAGAGCGTATATATTTGTTACCACCAGCAGAAGCTGCATAATATACGTTATTTGCTAGAACGGTATAATTATCATTTCCACTTGAATATGAATCTTCATATAAATTAAGACCATAACCTATTCTAAGAGAATCAACAGTTGAATTTTGAGCTACATACGCTTTGTTTCCAATATTTACAGTACCATCTGAGAGGATCTTTAATCTAACATTCTCAGCAGTGGTGAGCATCATTGTATCATCAGCATGATTGTATGCAATCTGTCCTTGGTTTTTGTTACCACCACCATCTGAGAATTGTAAAGTAGCATATCCAGAAGTACCTGTCGCTATAGATAATCCAGCTACAGAAGCACTTGTATTACCAATAACTACATCATCTGCATTCGTATGAACAACACTTGCATCTGTACCATTGACAAGAAGTGTTCCACCTGATGTGATGCGCATTCTCTCACCATAGTTTCCACTGCCAGTTGCTCTTGTTTGAAAAGTAAGATCTGCACCATATTGATTTCCATCAGCAGGATCAACTGCATTTATTATAGCTGATCCATAAGTATTTCCTGATGTAGTTCTTTGTCCTAATTCTAAACTGCTATAACCACCTGAAGCTGTATTGTTTATAATAAGTCCATTTGCTCTATTAGTTGTAGAATTGTATGTTGTTTCATCTTTAAAGTAAATATTTACCCTAGCTCCTGCAGCACCTGAGAGTGGATTATCAGTTCCAATACCTATCAGACCTGTGCTTGTGATGCGCATTCTTTCTGATCCATCTACTTTAAATCCTAGGGCAGAATTACTATTAGCATTGTCTGGATCTGCTTCTAAGAAGACCTTTGAACTATCCCAATTAATTCTATGGTCTTGTGCCTCATTATATCCAAATCTAATTTCTGGATCAGAAGAACTCATCACCGCCAAAGGTGCTGTTGGATTATCAGTATTAATACCAACGTTTCCTGCTGATGTAATGCGAAGTCTTTCTGTATCATTTGTTCCAAATGCTAAGTAAGCAGCACTAGGATTCTTTATTAATACATGTCCACCACCAGGAGATGCAATATTAAGTCTCTCTGCTCCACCACTAGTTAATGAAATACTACCATTAACAAATGTACCAACACCAGTTACGTTTAATCCTGATGTGTTTCCAAATATACTTAATCCCCTTGCTGTTACTATTCCTATTGAATCTACACTTGTGACATCTTCATAAGTTAATGTTCCACCAATTGATATTGTGCCTGGTGTAACTATGTCTCCATTTCTATTAATAGTTACCTGTGTAAATGTAGTAACACCCGCAGTGATATCATTAGCAAAAACTTGAAAAGCACTTCCACTATTCTCAGGTAATATTAAAGTATTATTGCCAGCTACAGATGGAGCGTCAAGTCCAACAAATCCAGATGTAGATCCTTTTAATTTAAGTGCCATTGTTTATCTACTAGTAAAGTTATTTATGAACCCTCAAGGGCAGCAATTCTTGCTTCAAGAGCATCATTCTTTGCAGAAAGCTCTTGTAGTGCCTTAGTCAAGTGAGCAACTAATCCCACATTACTAATGCTATATCCTGTGCTTATGATTTGACCTTTTTCATTTACTTTTGTTTCATCATATTCTTCACCACTTATAAGATTAGGAATCACTGTCTTGACTTCTTGAGCTATGAATCCAGTTTGATTATTCTCAAAAGTAGAATCTTTCCAATCAAAAGTAACTGGTCTTAATTGCTTCACTAATGCCAAAGATCCATCAGAAACTGATGCAATATTTTCTTTTAGTTTTTCATCAGAAGTATTATTAAGAGTACCTGATATAGTTCCAGAACTGGTAATACTCATGACAACAGCATGACCACCATCACCACCATTAGTTCTTCTAATGAAGAAACTATTGTTCAAGAAACCAATATCCATATACTTAGATTGAGGAGTTCCATCATCCCTAACCATGTTTAATTCTTGCTCAGTTGATATTGAGGTTCTGAAAATACTATCGCTAACTCTAATTCTTAGTTTTTCATTACTAGTGCTATTATGATGTCTTACTCTTACAGAGAAGTATCCTTCATAGTTACCATCACCATTAGAAGCTTTGTTACCCTGAATGGAAGCCATTTGAGTATATGCACCACCACTATTAAATTTGGCTTGGAAACCTATACCACCACCATTATCTGAGACATTATATGCACTGTTATCTGCAACTGCTAATTGACCTTGTACTATACCACTAGGAACATTTTTATCTCCAACAATGACAAATACATTAGCATCTTGGTTAGTTGTATCATTACCAGCAAATATTTTTCCATCAGCTTGGATCTGAAGTCTGGTTGTAGGACTTGCTGAACCATCAGGAGTTGTTGCAAATATCAATTGACCAGGCATGTCATTGCCGCCAGGTGTTCCATTAACAATACAAGCGATTTCAGCACCATAACTATGCAAGTCTGTTCCATCTGCACCAGCAAATCTAATAGCACCTAAACGATCTGAGTTCTGAACAATTGTAGTTCCACCATTGCTACCTGCTCTACTCTTACCAAGAACTAAAAACGCAGGGTCAGTAGAATTTTGATTATTAATTAATGAAATTCCAGATGTCAAATATGATGTTCCTTCAATTTGTAATTGACTACCCACTCCAGATGCTATGGTTGAATTGTGAGTGTTTGATCCTATTAATAATTTACCACTTGAGTCAATGGTCATACGTTTTGTGCCATTAGTTGTAGTGGTATTTGCTGCTGTATAAAAACCTATGCTTGTAGAAGCATTCATCAATGATGTACCACCACCAAAATTTAAAGTATTTGCACTACTTGAAGATCCATAAGTAAAAAGACCAAAAGGTTCTTCGTCAAGATCATAATGATATAAACCAACTCTACCACCTTTATCAGCATTATCACTTAAAGATCCTCCTGCTTGACCTTCATTTGCACCAAATACAGCAGTTAATTGATCTGCAGCACCACCTGAAGCTCTTACATCTAATACCCCTTTAGTTGCTGCTCCTTGTATTCCTATTCTTCCTTTTGAGTCAATGCGCATCCTCTCAGTTGTGGATTGTGCACCATCTGCTGTGGTTGAAAGAATCATTCTTCCTGGTGTATCATTTACACCTGGTGTTCCATCAATATATACTTCTATTTCTGCTGTACGAGAATCAAGATTTGTTCCATCTGCTGCTGTGAATCTTATTTTTCCAATACTATCACCATTTTGAACTATGGTGGTGCCACCAGCAGAACCTGATCTTTGTTTTGATAAGTGAATATAACTTCCATTTGAATTAGCTTCATTACTAACAATTTGGAAAGTAGCTTGGTTATAATCATCTCCATTTAATTGCAAGTGCCCTTGATGACCAGCAACAGTTAGTGCTGCTGTGTGTCCTACAATTACTCTACCACCAGTGTCGATGCGAAGTTTTTCTGTTAAAGATGAAGAATTCCTAAATTTTATTGTTCCATCAACTAAAGATTGAATATAAGCAACATTTGTGGTTCGAGATTTGAAATGAAGTCCACCAATGTTGGATGTGGAATTATTCCTATTTGTTTTAATTGTAACTCCACTATATTCAGCATCATAAACAGTAACTTTATATTCAGGAGAACTCTCACCACCAATTCCAATTTTACCGTCTGATGTGATACGCATTCTTTCTGATTCATTAGCATAAAATGCCATGAATTTACTAGAATGATTATAAAGGATTGCACCATCAGATTCAGCAGCACCACTTGTTGCATCACTAAAATATAAACCACCAGCAGCACTTGTTCCACTACGAATTGTGATACCACAACTTCCAGAATCTGCAATTGTTAAATTATCAGCATCTGCAGCACCTTCAGTGGTTGTTCCAATCAATACCCTACCACTTGTGTCAATGCGAAGTCTCTCAGTTCCTGATGTTCTAATTTTATGTTCAGAAGCATCAATGTTTAGTTTTTTATAAGCACTAGAATCTCTATCATAAGAAAGTAAATAACTACTTGGTGTATCAGATAATGTACCAGTTGCATAATATAATTCTAATCCTGTTCCACTTGCAGGTGCAACATATGCTGCTGCTTTTGCCCTCACTGAACCTTCAACATCTAATTTTATGTTTGCATCTGTAGTGGTTCCAATAAGAAATTCACCACCTGATGTGATGCGAGCTCTTTCAGTTGATCCATCACTAAAGAATGCTAACGTATTAGCAACATTAGCATTTGATATCATTGATCCACCATCATTAAAGAAGATCTTAGGATCACTCTGATTTAAGAAAATATTTCCATTAAGTGTTGATATACCAGTTACACTAATACTTCCAGCAAAAGTAGAAACACCAGCAGTTACATTAATACCACCAGCAGCAATACTTACTCCAGTTCCTACATGAATTTGTTTTCCTACAGTAGTAACACCAGTTACATTTAAATCTCCACTAATATCTCCCTTTCCATTTAAATCTAATTCTGTTGCAGTAACTATACCTGTATTGATACTAGGAACATCTAAATTACCAAATATCTTTCCATTTATAACTACATCACCACTAATTGTCTGTGAAGATGCTGCACCAACTATTGCATTATTAACTGTGAATCTATCAAATACATGAAATTCTATTCTATCATCTATGTTTGCTTCATTATTCAGTGTGACTGTTGATCCATCACCTGCTGTGAAGTCTTCTGAATTACTGAGTCTAACACCATTACGAAATACACTGATTTGATTGATTATATAACCACCTTCAACCGTAAAAACACTCTGCCCTTCAGTGGCAAGGACACTTATGATACGAGACTCATTCTGTTTTCTTATTGGATTTCCTAAAGGCATGAGACTTTCTAGTTATTTATAGTGATGATTTGAGTGTAGCAAAACTACTACTGTTTTTAATCAGATTTTTAAGATCATCATTCTCTTTTTTAAGTTCTTGAACTGCTTTAATAAGTGGTGCTATTAATTCACTATATCCAAGTCCCATAGAACCACCAGTTCCATCTTCTTTATAATCATCAGGTTTGAAAACAGCTGCAAAGTCATCTAAAGTTTTACTTTCAGAAGCAAGTGCAGTTTCAACCTCTTGTGCAATAAGTCCATAATGTGTTTTTGTATCAAGATTTTCTTCTTCTTTTTGATTCCACTTATAGGAAACTGGTCTTAATTTATTAATGAATGATAACCCTAAATCAGAGTCAGTTATTGTATTTTTAAGATTTTTATCTGAAGTATTTAATGAGTTATTTGAATAAACTGTAGACCAACGATATGATCCAGTACCTAAAGTTACAGCATTAGTATGAGTGGGTCTGAAATTATTATTACCATGACTAATAACTACACCTCTACTCTGAGAACCAGATCCATACATTACTAAACCACCAGCAGTGGAATTACCCTGCATGTAAAGACCCTGCATATCAAAAAGACCATGAACTGATACACCTCCATTAGTGGTAGAAAACTTGTGACTATTATTATAGTATAATTCTACTCCCGCGTTTTCTAAAAATAGTGCTTGATTTTCAGTGCCAGCAGCGTTTTGAAAACGATGCTGAGTTGAACGATAATATACATAATTAGTTGCATTTTTAATGTAAGAATGGCTACCATCATGCCACAATTGTAAATCACTACCAGCTCCAATGTTTATCTTGTCATTATCATTTGATAGAGTTATATCATCATTAAATTGTGTGCCTTGTCCACTAATTCTAAATTTTTCTGCTCCACCTGCATCTCTAAATCTTAAACTACCTGTACCATTATCTATGTACGAATGGCTTCCATCGTGATAAATTTCTAGGTCTGCACTAGTTCCAATCTGAATTTTATTACTATCAGGTATAGTTATACTATGTCTTTGAACAAAAAATGTTTTTTCCCAAGCTGACCCATTCCAATGGTGGAACTGTAAATGTTCATCATTTCCAGCTGGTGAATCTGCTCCAGATGTCATTCCTAAAAGGAAAGCATTTGAGTTAGCTCCTGTAAATTGAATTGTATCGCCAGCAGTAGGTGAATATAATAGACCTGTCCATTTAACACCTGAAGAAAATGTCTCAAATTTCTTTGAATTATCATAGTACAACTCCACAGCTCCATCATTTATAAACTTAGCATATAATTCATCACCAGAATAAGGTTGAAATTGTATGTTGTTATCAGATCTTATATGTAAATTACCTGTTGCATTGCGAAGATATGTAGCAGATCCATCATGGTAAAAATCTGCATCACCACTTGTTCCTGCAACAAATTTACAACTATCTGGACCTTTGATTTCTGTGCCTGTAAATTGCACACCCGCATTTGTGGTCTCAAATTTCTTTGCTCCATCATAGTAGAGCTCCACGGCTCCATTATCATAAAATGCTGCCATTGATTCATTAACATCAGCATCAGTAAAACGAATACCATTATCACTTTGCAACCATAATTGTCCTGTAATACTTTTTAATCTGGAATGTGAACCGTCATGATATAGTTGTATGTCATTACCATCTCCAAGATTTAACTTTGCATTATCTGGTCCTTTAAATAAATCTGAACCACTAGCTAGTTCAACATGTCCACTTACTGTTACCCCGTAACCTTTAGACTCTAACTTTAAACTGTTGTCATAATATAATTTTACTGATCCGTTAGCATCTGCTTCAATATATGTTTCACCACTATCACTTCTAAGTCTTAAAGCATCTGTTTCAATACGCAATTGTGTGCTTTGTGAGTCAATTATGTTTCTGGTACCATCATGATATATGGATAGGTCTGTGCCAGCTCCAAAAGTTAATCTGTCATCAGAAGCGCTACCACTATCTCCAAATACAATATTCTTAGTATTAACGTCAAGGTTGCCGCCAAGTTGCGGTGAAGTGTCTGAAACTAAATCAGTATTAATTCCTTCTAAGTTTGAACCATCTCCTCTGAATGAACTAGCAGTTATGATACCAATAGCATCTACATTTCCACTAGATGATATTGTGATTCCAATACCAGCATTAGGACCTATCTTGAAATCACCACCCACTGTCATTGCAAGTCTTTCATTCCAAGTGATCAAACCATCAGCAGATCCTGCAGCAGCACTTTGTAAGTGTAACTCTCCATTCTCTAGATATATTCTGTTTGCTTCATCAGCAGCAATATATTCCCATCTTGTGTTTACTGAGTCATAATAAGCATTGTTCACCCACTCTGCTCTTGCACCTGCACCTGGTGTTTGTCCTATCCATGCACCAGAACCTGCCTGCAATACACCAACATAGGTGCTTTCATGCCATGCTTCCCCTTCATATCCTACAGTAAATGCACCAAAGTTATTAAATCTCGCTTTCTCTGCACTATTGACACTAAATGCTAATACATTTGCTGCTGGTGTTGAGATAGTTACACCAGTTCCAATTGAAACACCACCACCAACTATTACAAAGTTAGACTTTTCTGTGTTCCAAGTTATTGATTTATCTCCATCACTTCCACCATAGATTACAATACCTGCACCATCTGCTGTAGTGTTTGATGGTGATGAGGTAGATGCAATACCAACTGTCTTATCTTCTACATCTAAAATTTCTGTATTAATTGTAGTAAATGTTCCATTAACCACTAAATCACTAGCAACAGTTAATGAACTACCAATGGTAACACTACCATCTACTGATAGGTCTTGACCTACATTAAAGTTTCTTCTTGCTGATTTAATGTTAGTTATATTGAGCGTTTCATATGCTATAAACTCTAAAACATCACCATTTACTGGTCCAAATGATGGACTAAAATTAATTGTTGATCCATCTGATGCAGTATAATCTAATGTTTCTGTCTGTTTGATACCATTTAAATAGACATCAAGAAATCCAACCTCATAACCAACAGTCATTGTGAAAGACTCTTGTTGATTTGTAGTTACATGAGTAGTCTGCCTATTGATGACAGTGCGTCCATCACCAGGATTGCGTCCAATATATCCTTGAGGTGCTCCAGCCATCAGCTAACTCCAGATAAGATTGCTAGGGTAACATCCACTGCATTTGCAGTGTCACAGTAGATTGTCACTTGATCATTTTGTTCCAACACTGTTTTACCAGCTTCACTTATAACAAATGAACTTCCATTTGGTATGGGTATATCACTTGCTAGTTGAACAGATGAAATACCTGCAGCTCCAGCCACTGCTAAACTTTGATCTACTATTTCTACGTAAATGTTGACATCATTCTCAGTCAGGTTAGCAAAAGTTCCACCAATTAAAATTGATTTTTCAGTTCCTGATGCAGTAAATGCAGTAGTCACTCCTAAGACTTTTACTATCTGATTTGTTGCAGAAGAGGTATTTGTAGATGTTCTATCAACTAATAATGAAGTAGCATTAGTGATTGAGTATATTTTAGCACCAGAACGAAAGTGTTGATTAACAACTAAATCTCCTACATTTAAATGTGTAGTTTCAATACTAGTTATTGCAGATGCACCTACACCAATTGAAGCAGTAGAAAAAGTGGATACAATTCCCACTGCCCTCACTATTTTATTTGTAAAAGCTTCAGCCATTTTTCTTTAAAGAGTACAGTTATTTATTAACCGCCAAGAGCGATTACTAGACCAATTGAAGGTATAGAACCTCCATTCAATGTTGCTGCAACTGCAGTGGTTGCAGATCCAATAGCAAAAGTTCCATCACCTGTTGCAGTTAATACAGTTCCACCAGTTCCAATATGAATAGTGTTAATGCTTGATATACCTGCTATTGTAGCACCACCACGCACATTTAGTCCACTAGTTACAGAACCAGCAATATTAACATTTGTAAGAGTTGAAACAACTACATGTAAATTCTTAGAGAAGATTACATCATCAACATTTAAGTTCTTGTTAATAGCAGCTAGTCCATTAACATATAGATCTCCACCTGTGGTTGTAATACCACCTGAGGGAGCAAGAGTTGTAATACCAGCAACACCAGCACTAGTTCCACCTTCAAATCCATGAGTAGAAGTAGTGATACCTTGAACTAAAATGCCTTTATTGGTGGTCTCCAACTTCTTCACATTATCAAAGTAGAGTTCCACAGATCCATTTTCATCTGCTGTGAACATATACTCAGATGCAGCATCTCCATTACGCATAGTGATGCGATTACCACTTAGCTGTAATGATCCAGTTCCAAAATCTCTGATGAAGCTATGACTTCCATCATGAAAAATCCTCAAATC